TCTAATGATACTGGACAACAATCATCGCACCCTTTTTTAGTACAATCGCTAGATCCACAACATTTGGTCACTTCTTCTTTTTCCACAGTTTTATCTTCTAAAGGTACCTCTACATGTTTGTCTTGTTCTTTTTGTTCTTGCTTTTCTTCCTCCATTTATAATATAAATAAATACAAAAATATTATTTTTCTACCAATATTTCTTTTGCGACCATTTTAATTATTTTATTATAACTCTTTTGGGCTTTTTCTTTATCCGTATCACACAGGCTCTGATCAATAAGTTTTGTATACAAGTCGCTCTTTTTATGATTTGGGTCCTTGTATTCAGGATTGGCTTTTCCCCAAAGCGACATTTGCTTGATATTCTTGTGCTCGATTTCCTTGATAGCCTTTATCATTTGTTCTTTATTATCGTCTTTATGCCAGGTATCGTTGTTTTTAATATGAATGACCTCCCTTTTTAAATCGCTACAGTGAATTGGGCGTTTGCTGATATCTAAGTTGTTTAATCCCTTCACTAATATGTTAGTGATCCCACCGCAATACCCAAGTGGTCCAAAGTTTTCAAAGTCAGTGAGGGTTAGAATCAGTGATTCCAAGAATTCGCTTAAATTCAGCGCATCTTTACAGGTCTCATTCAAGAATACATTCAGGTTGAACTTGTTATTGTTGTTTTGCGTTATATTGTTATTATTTGTGATGCTTCTGTCTTTACTCATCTCAAGCATATGTTTGTTCTGTTCAATAATGAGTTCCTTAAATTCCTGGTTCTGTTTCAAAAGCTCAAGTATCAAATCACTTGAATATTGGTTATTTTCTACCGGGGGGTCCTCTTCTACCGTCATCGTTATGTTTTCCGGTGTTGATTCGCACTTCTTTTTGTGTCTCCACAAACCAGAATTGTCCTTATATGTTTTTCCACAATGACACTCATATGAGTTTTTTTGAGTTTTTTGGATTGACATACATTGCGTAACATTGATTATGTGTTTGTTGGTGTTATTGTGACGATTAAAATCATTTTTATTACATGTATTAAAGTCACATTTTTTACAAATATAATTTATTGAGTTTTTTTTGAGTTTTTTTGAGTTTTTATTATTGCTAAACATTGATATATATAGCAATCTAAAAAACTCTAAATCTTTTCCCAATTAAAATCTTAATTTCATGCTCACAAAATTATGCTCTCGTGTTTTTAACCATGAATTTTTCAGGAGAGCTTTATGCTCTAAAATGACCCAAAAAACAGCGTTTTCAACATGAATCCCCTGGATTTTCAAAAATGGACATACCAAAAATGTCCATTTTCACTTTTTCTGATTTTCTTTTGTTGAAATTTGGAAATTTTAGGATATAGATTCTTTGATAAATTATTCAAAAATATGGTTTTTTGAATAATTATTTATCCACAAGGATTTCCTTTGCTATAGACCGGATGATTTTATTATAATTCTTTTGAGCTTTTTCCTTGTCACTATCGCACAAGCTATTGTCAATCAGCTTGGTATACAGGTCGCTCTTTTTATTGGTCGGGTCTTTGTATTCCGGGTTGGCTTTTCCCCAAAGAGACATTTGCTTGATATTCTTGTGCTCGATTTCCTTGATAGCCTTTATCATTTGTTCTTTATTATCGTCTTTATGCCAAGTATCGTTGTTTTTAATATGAATGACCTCCCTTTTTAAATCGCTACAGTGAATCGGGCGTTTGCTGATATCTAATTGGTTTAATCCCTTTACCAGTATGTTACTAATCCCTCCACAGTAGCCGAGGGGTCCAAAATTTTCAAAATCGGTTAGGGTTAGAATCAGTGATTCCAAGAAATCACTTAAATTCAGCGCATCTTTACAGGTCTCATTCAAGAATACATTCAGGTTGAACTTGTTATTGTTGTTTTGCGTTATATTGTTATTATTTGTGATGCTTCTGTCTTTGCTTATTTCAAGCATTTGTTTATTCTGTTCAAGGATCAGTTCCTTGAATTCCTGGTTCTGTTTTAAAAGCTCAAGTATCATTTCACTTGAAAAATCCATGCTTCCTGGTACACTTTTTTCAGTTGGCTCTGGATCTTCTATGTCTATGGTTATGTTTTCTTGTGTTGAATTACATGTCTTTTTATGAAAAGATAACCCTTGTCGATATTTATAACTTTTTCCACATTCGCAAATAAATTTTTTGGCGACTTTTTGCGACAAATTGTCATCATTTTTGTCACTATTGTCACTATTTTGATGTTTAGATGTCATTATATGCTTTTTATAGTCACTACTTTTACATGTATTATAATCACAAATATCACAGTAAAAAATATTGAAGATTTCTTGCGACTTTTTTGTCATTATATGTCACTATACAAATAGTGACAGAAAAATCTCTAAACCTTTTCCCAATTAAAATCTATTTTTATGCTCACAAAATTATGCTCTCGGAGTTTTAACCATGAAAAATTCGGGAGAGCTTTATGCTGTAAATGACCCTAAAAAACAGCGTTTTTAACATGAATCCCAGGGATTTTCAAAAATGGACATACCAAAAATGTCCATTTTTAGTTTTTCTGATTTTCTTTTGTTGAAATTTCAATTTTTTAGAATCTAGGTTCTTCGGTAAAACCTATATTTTTTGAATAAATAATAATAAGTTACCCTAGGCACAAGATTCTTTAAATTGTTTTGGATAAACATATAAAAAGACGGGGTTATATTTATTCAATATAACTAATATAGAAATAAGTGTATTATTTATATTATTTGTATGAATGAACCAATAGAAAAGGAAATGAGTATTGTCACGAACAATATACATAAAAAGAGTGAAGTTCATAATTTCATTGATTACAATAAAACGATATGTGTTAAACCATGGGGACATGAATTTTTAATATTTCAAAATAAAAATATTGGTATATGGTTTTTAAAATTAAATAAGGGACATAAAACATCATTACATTGTCATTTTAACAAAGACACGTTTATTATTGTTTTGAAGGGATCCGCTAAAATATCGTTAATAAATGACCAGGTAATTAATTTGAACAATATGGAAAGTATATTTTTACCTCATTATAAATTTCACGGTATTGGAACTTATTCTGATGAAACATATATCATGGAAATTGAAATCTATAATAAAAGTATTGACTTTACAGATAAAAACGATTTATTACGTATTGATGACTTGTATAAAAGAAACAATAACAATTACGAATCATCCGTGACTACTGTAAAGGATAATTTAGATGATTATGAGTATTTTTATTTGAAAAATAATTTCAACCAAATCGTACAAGACGTTGAAATAAAGGTTGTTGAAATAAATTCTCAAAACGCAAATACTATTATAAAATCCAATAATTTCACTATTTTATTAGATGGATGTATTTATCAAAATCTCAAGTATTTGAGAGAAGGTTCGATTATTAACAGCACCGAACCTATCCATTGTTTAGAGGACAAAACATTCGTATTAACATTAAATAAATATGATTATCAAGAAAATTCAAAAATTATTTATGACAACGAACAATTACAGCTTATTGTAAATAAATTAAAAAATGATGGTAAAAAAATAATATTGTCGTCGGGTTGTTTTGATATTATCCATGTTGGGCATATCCATACCTTGATGGAATCAAAGAAATTAGGAGATGTATTAATGATATGCCTAAGTAATGACGAACAAATCAAAAAACTAAAAGGCGATGAAAGACCTATTAACAATTATAAAGATCGTATTGATTTATTCAAAACAATCAAATATGTCGATTATGTTATATTGTATGACGAAACAAATATACAAACCGAGGAATCACTTGGAACTATTATGAAAATAGTTGACCCTTTTTATTGGGTAAAAGGTACGGATTATACTGTACAGAAGATTCTAGAGAAACACCCCTATTTAAAAAATATTAAATTAATTAATAATATTGAAAATAAAAGTACCACAAATATAATTAATAAAGTGAAAAATACGATATAAATACAAATATATTGTTATATTTATTGAATAATATGACAATATTTGTTTGTGGATCCTCCGGCATTTTAGGTAGGGAATTGTGTAAATTACTAAAAAGCAAAAATATTGAATATACGGGTTCTTATAATTACAACAAGGTTGAAAACGCGATTCATTTGGACTTTTTGAATAGTCAAAAAATAGAAGAAGCTTTTATAAATTTAAATGTAACCCTTTGTGTAAATTGTATTGTTGAGAGACAATTGGAAATATGCGAAAAAAATTGGAATAATACAAAAAAAGCAAATATTGACATTACCAATCATCTATCAAAAATATGTTCAAAACTAAATATACATTTCATACATATTTCGACAGATTACGTATTTGATGGAATGAATGCTCCTTATTATCCAGATAGTCCACCAAATCCCTTACAAAATTACGGCATTTCGAAACTGATTTCAGAATACAAGGTAAAATCAAATACAACCAAATATACAATTATACGTGTTCCTGTATTGTATACCGACAATATACATAATTTACAGGACACGGCAGTTACATTAATCGGTAAAAAAATATTAAATAGAATTGACACCAGTAAAGAGGACAATTTTTCAGTAAGAAGACCTAATTATATTCCTGATTTTTGTAATTTCATTTACGACATGATAATGAATCCTCAAATAGGAGTATATCATTTTTGTAATCCTCATGAAAAAGTCAGTAAATATCAAGTCGCACAAATTATATCGGAATTTTTACATAAAAAAATAAATGTCATCGGTATCGATACTGAACCAAATGATGGCGCTGAAAGACCCAAAGATACCTTTTTGAAAGATACAAAATACAATATTTTAGACTATACATTTACTCCTTTGAAACGAGGTTTAGAGAGATGTTTTCAAAAACTATGGCACCCGGCATTGGATATGAATCGCGATGTGAATACTAAAAATGTGTTTTTTATGATTGATTTGGACGGTACACTTATTGATACAGATAAAATACATTATGAATGTTATAAAAATGTATTCAAACAAGAAATGAATATTGAATTAAATTATGATGATTATTTTGATATATTGGAAAATCAAGGAATTGATATTTATTTAGAAAATACATTTGGAATAGAGATGAAAAATATAATTAAAATACTCAAAAATGAAAAAATTCAAGAAATTGAAACCATTGATTTCATCAAAAATGCGGATACTTTTATAGAGTATTTAGATAAATATGATGTAAACCATGTTGTTGTAACAAATACGAGTTTGAGAAATATAGAACATTTCAAAAAGAAATTACCACTATTGAATAAAATCAAAAATTGGGTTACTCGCGAGGATTATACATATTCCAAACCATGTGGCGAATGCTATGAATTCGCAAAACAAAAATATTACAATGGTGAAGAGACAATCATTGGTATTGAAAATACAATGAGTGGGTTTTCATCTATAAAAAATGTTACAGATTGTATATATATTGTTACGGATAAGCATTTGAAAAATTATGAAACATTGAAATCAAAAGATGTTTATTTAATAAATGATTTTTCTCAACTATTTACACAAATCGTAAATAGCGAAGAAAACAACGAATTTGTATCGTCAATTGGTATACTTAAATCTTGTTCTGTTTATTCTAATCAACGTAACTCGAGTGATTATTATTGTCGCGCATATGATTTTGATAAATTAAAAGACGGAGATTCATTATATATTTGTGTTGATGCTATAGAGGATTTTGCTAATAATCATTTAAAAAATATGAATTGTAAATTTGTTCTTGTTTCCGGAGATGGTGATAAAACACCCGAATATTATTTTCATAATATAGAATCTTTTTTAAATTTTATTGAGTGTGAAAAAATCATTCATTGGTATTGTATAAATTCAAGAGTTAAACATAAAAAATTAACAATTATTCCATATGGTTTAGATTATCATACGATGTCTTTTGGAGGAGTACCAAAATGGGGTGATATTATAAGCCCTTATGATCAAGAATTACTTTTAAAAAAAATAAAAAACAAGCAAAACCATTTTGGGAAAGAAAAATAATGTGTTATTCCAATTTTCATCATTCTTTAGTGAATAACATTGATCGTGTAAATGCATTAAATGAAATTCCAAATAATTTAATATATTATCAGTACGGATTATTAACACGTGAAACAACGTGGATGAATCAAACAGAATATGCTTTTGTTATTAGTCCACAAGGCAATGGAATCGATTGTATTCGGACATGGGAGGCATTATGTTTTGGATGTATTCCCATTTTTAAAAAATGTGGAATCGAAGATTTATTTATAGATCTACCGGTATTAATTGTCAATGAATGGTATGAAGTAACGAATGAATTATTAGTAGATACAGTTCATAAGTTCAAAAATATGACGTTTAACTATGAAAAATTAAAATTAAAATATTGGACAGACCAAATAAATCAATATAGACACATGAAAATATAACAAATATAATAAAATATAACAATATAAATACTATTCTTTATTGAATATTATCATGAAATATCTCATTACAGGTATTACTGGGTTTCTTGGTCCTCATTTGGCAAATAAATTAATTAAAGAAGGTCATGAGGTATATGGCTTAGTTAGAATAAATAATGGAAGAGAAAATGATATTCGTGATATTGTTCCAGACGAGTATTATAATCAAATTATATTTGTCTATGGAGATTTGACAGATTTTCGTATGATGGATAAAATATTTGCCGAATATCAATTTGACGGTGTATTTCATTTGGCGGCACAGACACATCCTCCAACCAGTTTTTTAGACCCGATCAAAACGTGGGAATGGAATGTTATGGGATCGATCAACTTGATCACTACTTTATCGGATAGACAACCAAAATGTAAATTAATATTTTGTTCAACTGTAGAAGTTTACGGAAATGAGGGTATTGATGGAAGAAAAATAAAAGAAGACAATACTTTATTACCGGCAAATCCTTATGGTGCTTCTAAAGCTGCCATTGATTTATATTTACAAGAAAGAATGAAAAATGGTCAATTGAATTGTACAATTATTCGTCCTTTTTGTTTTACTGGTCCAAGAAGAGGATCTAAATTTTCTATTTCATCTGATGCTATTCAAATCGCAAGAATAATGTTGGGAAAACAAGAAAAGGTATTAAAAATTGGTAATTTAGATACAATACGTATAGTGGCTGATGTTCGTGATATAGCAAACGCATTTTATATTGTAATGATTAGCGACAAATCTACTGGACAAATTTATAATGTGTGCTCGGGCGAACCTCAAAAAATTAGATTTTATACAGAAACCTTACTTAAAATAAGTGGTCTGGATGATGTAACACAAGAAATCGAACCCAAATTTTGGAGACCGATAGATATTCAGTATCAAGATGGTGATTCTAGCAAGATTCAAACAGAACTTGGATGGAAACCAGAATATACAATAGAAGAAACCTTGAAAGATTTATTATATTATTGGGTCAATAAAATCAAGTAAAATATTTGGACCCCAGGTATAATCCAATGAAATAACTATATACCGCCTTATTTTCATTATTTATAAAACAATGAGAATTACCTAACCATATTGAAAGCATCAATAAATAACCCAATTTATTTGAACTTATTGACGCGTGTGAAATCGCGTGTGTATCTAATAAATCATCAGTTTGTATTGAAATATTATCTCCATTTATATTCAATTTATCTACATGGCGATTGTCAAATTCATCGTAACCCGACAAGGCAAAAATAATTTTTGCGTAATCATATTCGCGTATTCCAAATATTTCCTTCTCTCCATAATAGCCTCTTGGATCTATAAAACATAGTTGCTGGGTTCCTTCATTATATAGTATATTATTGAATTGACAGTCTCCGTGGAGTGGAACAAAAGAATATTCATTTGCATTATTTACAATTTTATATATTTCTTTTTGTATCAAATCAACTAGTGTATGAAAAGGTATTATTTCAACATTGTTGACTTTTTTAATATAATCATAATTTTGTAGTAATGATTTTATAACTTCATAACGCTGTAATAGCTTGATATTTATTTCAATATTTAAATGTTTATAATATTCGTCTTTAGTTATCAATATTTTATTTGAATCGTGTAAATTTTTTAAATATTGAGTTATTTTAATTATTATTTCATTTTGTTTTTCTTTGTCGCATGTTGTAAATATTTTATACAATGGTTTGTAATCATATAAATAATCCATAATATAGCCATTTTCTAAAAAACAATGTATTTTTGGAACAGGGAAATCAATTGTATGATTTATTAAAAATTCATAAAACTTTTTTTCATATGTAATTTTTTTCATACCATAATCATTAAAACAAACTTTTTTTATTGTATTTGTTTTATGATCAATATATATATTATTAAAATTAGACCCGTATCCTACACGTTTTTCTTCTTGATTATAATTATAATCCATATTTTAGACTTGTATATTCATATAAGTGTAAAATTTTATATTTATTTTATAGATAATTACTTTTTTCTAATTTTTCAATAATAGTATCACAATTTTCCGCCTGTATAAAATTCACGTATCCTTCGGGAAAATATACCGGATTAGATAAACTATTGAAATAATAATTACTTATACCAAAATGTATTTTGGTATTTCTATTGATATTATTTTTATATTCATCTATGAATTCTTGATTTAGATATGTAAAGTTTTTACCTGTATCAAAATACAATACTACATCACAATTATGTGCAACTTTCGCATTGAAATATACATTGTAACATGATTTATTAATAACCATATCAAATATAACAGGAGCAAAATACAAATCTATAACATTATTTTTTTCTTTATATACTTGTAAATAATGTTCGTATTCGGGCAATAATACAATATAATTTTTCTTAATAAAAAAATCTATTATTCTAATTCTATCGTCCACATTATGTATTGATAATATTTGTCCGGACCCAGGATAATAATTATTAAAAAATACAATTTTTTTACCAGTATTATTTTTCTTGAAATTCAAAAATTTGTTAATATCTAAATTTGGAGGAAAAGTTGGTACTGCTAATAACGGGTCGTTGTTATAATTTATTTTGATATTTTCTTTATTTAAAATTAAATTTAACATTGTTTGATATGACTTTATATAACTTACTGGGTCACATTCAACCATAGTTTCTTTATAATATGTTAAAAAGTATTCTTTACGATGACAGTGAATATATATATAATTCCCAATCCACGTATTGATAAATAAAATATTTTGTTCTTTGAAAAAATAATAATCATAGCTCTGTAAATTGCCGCTTGATAAATTTATATTATCATTATCTATTATATTTATATCTGGTAATATACTTTGGTAAATAAAATAATTGAACTTTGCCATAATGTAATATTGAAAATTATTACCATTATTATCAATAATATTTTTTACAAAAGGTTGCGCAAAATAAGTATCTCCTATATTAAAAAAATTATAAAATACAATTTTTATTTGATTACTCATTATATTTTATAAAAAAATAGTTTTTAAGTTATTATCCAAAACCATTCATATATTGTAGGGAAAATCATAAGTCGTGACCTGTTCCGCCAAATCAGTGTATTCTTTGGTGATTTTTTCTACATCGTCGGTATAGTGCGTGTCTAGACCAATACTTCGCATCAATTGTGTCCTGTGAAACCGTTTAATCACCTTATCGACAATAAATGGCACGCCTAGGTAACGGAAATGTTTATTATAATATGCCTTTTCACTGTGCTTTATGGTACCCTCGGGACGACACCAGTGTGCGCCGTGACCGTAATTCATCTCTTGTATTTCGGGGCGGTAAAAACAAAGACTTTTGCTTTCATGTATGAAATCCATGCCCTTATTGATGGAATGTAAATCAATATCGCTCAAATCTAAGGTCTGACTTTCGCCCAACATTTCCACGCCTTGGACTGTGAGAATCGTAGTACCCTGTTGCCTTTCGTATTCGAGGTCTTTTTCGGTGACACATAACCATTCATCCATATCCAAGGCAAGAATCCATCCGTCTTGAACACCTTTCCAACAATGATTTTTAACACCTCTTTGGGTTTCCTCGTTTTGTTGATTGTCTGATTCAAAATACATGACCTCGCAACCCAATGATTTCGCAATTTCTACGGAATTGTCGGTACTGTTATTATCATAAATAGTGATTTTACTATTGGGAAGATATTTTTTGTAATGCGCAATCGTTTGGGGTAATAAAACGGATTCGTTATAACAAAGAATATAAATATTCACGGGCATTGTCATTCTATTTAGTAATTATATACATCTTTTTATTTGAGTTAATACATAAATAATATATTTTTATAATATATGATTGAAAATAATGAACGAGGAGAACTTTTAAAATTTAAACTATCTAAAGGCCAACTGAACGATTATATGGCATCTTGTCGGCATGATACGGATTGTGGTGTGGCTGTCCTTGAGTGGATAGGAACATTTGATCCTTCCGTAATAGAAGAATTAGGAAAGAAATCGTCAAATATAGGCGGCTTACCTACTCAAGATACCTTGAATACTATATATAAAAGATATTCTACAAAAAATTATGAAATAGTCTTTTATCGTAATATAAATAAGGCAACAAGTGAATTAAAACAAAATGAATTTACAATAGTCGATGGTCAGCGTGATAAAACGGCTCATTCATTTATACTTGGCAAAAATGATAGTAATGAATTATTTGTTTTTGACGCTCAAATTAATAAATATTTTAAGCAACCATCAGATTATATTCGTGATCAAAAATTTAATTTTGTAGGATTTTTGCGTAATACTAAACAATTTCATCCTTTAAATTCAAATCTTACACTAAGACAAACAAAAGAATACAAACCACCAAGTAAAAAACAACGGATTCGCACACACGAAGAACAACTAGAAAAAGAAATAAAAGAAAAAAAAGAAAAAGATGATGAATTAGTAAATGAATTTGAAAAAATGTCATTAAATGCCAGGGGTCTACAAAAAAGACGAAAGACAACAAAAAAGACAATGAAAAAGACAAAACGTAGGGGTAATATAAAGCGAAAGAATACCCGTCGTGATAGCAAAAAATATAAATAATAATTCAAAATAACTTTATACATCTTTTTATTTAGGTTACTACATAAATAATATATCTTTATAATATATAATTTATGACTTGTCCTTAAGGTAGTTTGAATAGACCAAAAAGTTTTTTTAATTTTTTACCAAAATTAAAAGACACCGGATATGATAGTGATGATAGTACCAAAACTGAAATTATTGATGAACCTTATGGTCCTGAGGAAAAATCTGATATGTTGAATATGAAAATAACTGATGTGAATTCAACTCCTACAAATGATAAAATCTATTCTTCTCCACCTGGTACCGAACTATTAACCAGTGATGGAAGGAGAATGTTTTATAAAATAAATGATAAAATGGAAGCAGTAACTAACGATAATTATAATCGCGATAATCCTGTTTATGATGAAAATGGTAATGAAATTCCAAGGGGAGAACACCTTCCTGAAAATAGAATATTTATGAATGATATTATGGATGATATTGATAAAGAAAAAGAAATAGGCGGAAAACGTCGACGAAAACCCCATCGCAAAACCATTCGTAAAACAAAGCGAAAGAAAACACGTCGTAACAAACGCCGTCATACCAGAAAATATAAATAATAATTTAAAAAAAGTATATAAAATAATTATTATTTATTATATACATGTGGTCATATATTTGTTTGTTTTTTCTTTTTGTATCAAATACCAAGAGTTTTACATTTATCAAGACCAACAACAATAACGGAAAATATCCGGTCTCTCGCCCTCATTATGAAAATACAAGAATAAATAAAAATAGACTACAACACGGCGATCGCTGTTTGAATAGAACCACATTGATTCCACCTGAAAGAAAATATCCTTTATCACGAAATTATCATGAAGGTTATATTAAACGCTTGAATTCAAATAATAGAACAGAACAAGATTTGAAAATACTTGGTGAGGAGGAACAAGAAGATGAGGATATTGAAGAAGACAAAGACATAGAAAATCTCATTACAAAATTACTAGAGGGACCAAATGATAGTGAAAGCGAACCTGCCCCAAATAGAAGAAAACAAGGCGGTATTCGCATTGTAATGAACAAGGAGATGTTTAATCAATTTATGAATAGTGGCGAGAATCACGATAACCAGGAGGACGACCCATTTGGTGGAAGGTCCAAAAATCGCGATAAAAAATCGGAAAATTTTGTGGTGATTACAAAATTTCTCTATAATTTCACTGATATTGGCGGTTTTGATAAAATCAAAAATGAATTGTCGCAATGTGTTGATTTTTTAAGCAACTATACCAAATATTCCAAATACAATGTCCGTGTTCCCAAAGGTCTTATTTTAGAAGGACCGCCTGGAAACGGCAAAACCCTATTGGCAAAAGGTCTCGCAGGTGAGGCAAAAGTCGGCTTTATTGCGGTTTCCGGATCAGAGTTTCAAGAAAAATATGTAGGTGTTGGTTCATCTAGAGTGCGGGAATTATTCACCTTGGCAAAAAAAAATACGCCGTGTATTATTTTTATTGATGAAGTGGACGCAATTGGCAGAAAAAGATCTGGTGATGGTGAAACATCCTCGAGCGAAAGGGACAGCACTTTAAATGAGCTCTTGGTTTCCTTGGACGGATTCAAGAATAGTAACGGTATTTTTCTCATTTGTGCGACCAATCGCGCGGACTTGTTGGACCCCGCATTAACCCGACCCGGCAGAATTGACAAACGCATTTTTGTGGGTTTGCCTGATTCAAACACTCGGGAGGCGATTCTAGAAATTCATACCAAAGGAAAACCCCATGATGCCTCGGTGAATATAAAAGATCTCGTCGATATTACACTGGGTTTAAGCGCAGCACAAATTGAAAATCTATTAAACGAGGCAATGTTAAATGCGTTAAGGAATGACCGTGAAATCATGACTAATTCAGATATTGATATTATTATGAACCGAATGATGGCAGGATGGCAACCGAATGACCATCAATTTACCTCAGATATCATTGACCATATAGTGATTCACGAGATGGGTCACGCTATTGTTGGCATGCTTGCGAAACATCATTCAAAAATGACAAAAGTAGTCATCAATTTGTCGTCGCCAAAGAGTCCTGGGTATACGATTTTTGAGGGGTCGACAAGCACAATTTATACTCGGGAAGCGCTATTTGAGCATTTGGCGATATTATTGGCGGGTAGAATCGCCGAAGAAGTCTTTTACGACGTATCGGTCACAACAGGCGCGATTAATGATTTTGAGGAGGCATTTAAATTGGCAGAAAAAATGATTGTCTATTATGGAATGGGTAAGAAAATAATATATCCCAACTTGAGCGAAATGTACAAGGAAAAAATAGACAATGAGGTATTTAATTTGATTAATGATGCGTATGCTTATGCGGAATTTATTGTTAAGAATTCCAAGGATTTGATTTATGAAAGTGCCCAAATATTGAAACGGGAAAAAATACTTACCGCGGAAACATTGATTGGTTTAATGAGGAATGATAAATACAAGAATATATTTGATTTGAAATATTCGCAATAAATTTGTACAATAAATATTATTGTTGCGTTATAGTATAATACCCAAATGTCTCGTAGTCGTTTGAATTATAAATTTCAAAAA